CAGAATTGTCACTTGTACCCGAGGCATTCTGCGCGCTGACTTTGAAGTAGTAAGGCGTCCCGGTGGTGAGTCCGGTAACGGTTTTGTTGTTAACCGCGATGCCAGCTTCGACCGTAGTGTACGGACCTCCCAACGCTGTGGCCTGCAGGACAGTGTAAGTCAAAGCACCGGAAGGCGCATTCCAGGTCAATGCCACCTGCGTGACGCCTGGAGTCGCAACCACGCCTGTTGGCGCATAAAGGCTGTTGACGCGAAGCGCCCGGAAACCCGTCCCGCCACTGTCAGCAGGCCCAATGAGCACACGCCGTATCCCACCATCAGCGCGAAGCAAAAGGGCCGTCTCAAATATGCCGCCGGCTGTTGTTTGCTGATCAACCGCTACAACCGTCTGCGTGAAATTATTCGTCTGAAACTCCACTGATTGACCAGCGTACGGAACGCCAAGCACCACGCCCTGCGCTCCTGGATCTGTGTTTCGCAAAACGATCTTGCCGCGTAGCGAAGCGTTGGCATGAAGATTATTACATCCCACGAATGAGCCGTACGCCCCTTTCTCCGCCGATGTCCCGCACGCAATGATATAACCAATCTCGGCTGCACCTGTGGTGGTGGCGTTAACGAGATAAATATAGCGATTCAGCGCTCCTGAAACGACTGAATAATAGAACGGATAACTCGGGTTAGGATTATTTGAGAGTCCGATGGCGTGATCCTGCGGGCTTGGTGCGCCATAGAAACGGAATCGCCCGGCACCAGCGTCGCGCGCCATACGTGTATCCAGAGCGGCCGTGCCGGGTCCGAAAGCAATCTGTGAATTATCGAGGTACGATCGCCAGTCTGTATCGGCCGGCTGACGGAAACCGAGCATGGTTGGTGCAAGGCCAAATCCGAGCGGTGGGGTTCCTTGTGTGTCCATATCTGAGGCGGCTGGATAGCCCATGATCAGATACGGCGGGTTCATCGCGGATTTGTTCTGAAGCTGGAGAGTGGCGTAAGAACCCTGATTGTTGCTGAAGCGATAAGGAGCATACTGCCGCCGATTCACTCGATTATTGCAACACGAAGGACCCGTCAGACCCGTACCATTTGCATCTTCAATGACCGTTAATGGATCAGGCTGTCTGAGACCAGCTTCGAGTATGTTCTCAGTCGTCGGATCAACATCGTCGCGGCCGAAGAAACGCACATGAACATTTTGCGTCGGCAGGGTTGGTTGATTCCCACCGCGTTCAAAGCGAACGTTTACCCAGCGATTAAAGCACCCAAGGCAGTTGATGGCGTATTCCCATCCAGCACCTTCTATAGATGTATTGATGAACGTATTATTGCTGATGACACTGAAGTTTGGAGGACTGATGCCCACATAGCAGCCATAGTACCCCGGCGATCGTTCCGTGGCGGTCATCGTCTGATTCATCAAACAATTCAACTCGCCACCGTAGAAGATGCATTGATTAACGGTGCCAAAAAGCTGCGGTTCAATGCGCAGAGCAATTTTGTGTTTGGCATGAACACCAAGAAATACCTGTATCCATGTAACTCCAACATCATAAGGCGTGCTGGTAAAAGCAGTGTTTTGACCATTGAGCCAGACACCAGTATGAAAGACATCAGTGCCAATAAAGCGGACAGTGCAATAAGCCATCTTGCCAAACCAACAGGCCGTTGATGGATTATCGTGAGAAATGGGGCCTACACGATGGAGAAACGGAAGGCCCATTACGAGGTATGCGTCTCGTTCTTTATCGGCACTTCCATCAGGAGCACCTAAGACCACGAGGATTCTGTGTTCATCTGTCTGCAATACTGCTTTCGCGGAGGTAGAACAATTGCAACGGATATTCAGCGTGCCGCGACACATATAAGTCCCGGCGCTGAAATGCATCGTCGCACCGGAAGCGCGGCAGGCATCCGCGCAGGCCTGAAGAACCGCATAATCATTTGTCCCGCCGCCTGCCGTCGAACTGTCACCCTTAGCGCCCCATTGGCGCACATCCATTAGCGCGGTATCAATCTGCTTCCAGCGCCGTCCAGCGAGATCGACAATCACATTGCCGCCATTATCGGGTGTGGTCGTATCCGAGGTGTCGGCGTAAAACGCGTTGCCGCCTCGATCGCCGGGAGCATAGTAACCGCTGGTCACAATGCGTTCATGGTGACGCACAGGCAGGTTGGTCGAGAGGAGGCGCAACGTTTGGATGGTGGGCGCGGCGGTCAGTTGGGCGCCGATGTCCTGACGTATATCGACGGGCTTGCGCGCAATTAATTCGGCTGTGCCAGTGGACGGATCGCTTTCCCATGCTGCAATGTGACTGATGACCTGTTCATTAGTGCTGGGATCTAGAACAACGTTCGCCTGATCGACAAGTTTGCCTCCCGGGGTGACGCCGTCATGAACCCGAATGGACCAGTCATCGGTGATGATGACGATCTCCCCGGGCGGACCGGTGTAGGTCGCGTTGACTGCGGCAGACCAGCGCGGATGTTGGACAACTTTGTGCGCCATACTCAGGGTGCGGTGCCCCAGTCCTCGGGCAGGAGATTAGTGACCGCGTCCTTGGTAAAGCGCATCACCTCGATGCCCTCGCAGATCGCGGAGAATTCATTTTCAGCGAGAGATGCCCAGCCGGTATTGGCGGCGGCCGCGTGAAAAAAATTGCGGCCATGCACGAGTCCAGGCGCATCCAGGGTGCCATTGGGAATGACCACTTGGGCCGGCCGCTGACTGGCGAGGTCGATGTAATTGCGTGAGGCTTCCGGCCAGTTGAACCCAGGCTGCAGTGGTTGCGCCGGATAATCGCGGGCAACACTGATCCATTTCTCGGGTGTGCCGGTACCGCCGTCGGCGATCCAGTTCAGCCCCCACCAGGAATGTTTCTTACCGGGCGCATCGGTCCCCGGCACGCGGAAGGTGGAATGGAACCAGAGACCGGCCCCGGCAACTAACGGGCCATAGAGAAGGTATCCCGCACTACTCGGATCGCTGGGATTACTGCTGATGGGCGGGATCGGCAGCCAGATGCCGAAATCGAAAATGCCCGGGCCACTTTTGCCGTCAAAGGAGGTCAGCCAGGCCGGATGATCGAGGGAATTATAATTGAGTGCGGCAGGGTTGTAATAGATGCCCTCATTAGTTTGTCCCAGGACCTGGATGGCTGTGTTTTCCCTGGTGCCGCCATTAGCGAGCTGGATCGGATATTCGCCGACATTTTTCCAACCTGCATCACCATCAGTCGGGCTGTTCTTGGTGAGTACCTGGCCGATGGTGCCACCAGGAGGAACGCCACCACCATCGCCGCCGCCACCACCGATGGGTTCATAACGGGCGTCGCCTTCCGCTTCCGTCAGGTACTGGGGATGCGGATCGGCTTTGACCTCGTGAATGCCGAGCAATGCCGAGATGGTCGTCCGACGGGTGCCATTGTCTTCCGCATCGATAGCCAGATCCTCGCTGTCGCGTGGAGTGCTTTCCGGCGGCAATTCGATGATGCGTTGGTCGGGCATGGTGCTAGGCGGCTTGTTGGAGTTGACGTTGCATCTTCCGTTCGATCTGTCGGATTTGCATGGGCAGTTTCGCCTGCCGTTCCTGCCAGGCGCGGCCGAGGATCTTGCCGGCCATGTGCTGGATGTAGGGAACGGCGTTGCCGGCCTGAATCTCGATCTTGTCGCCCGATCCGCGTTCAAAGTAGAGGCCCGTGCCGGTGTGGCCACTGATCCAGCCCGGTACCCGCGTGCGACCAGTGGCTTGGGCACGACCCACCGCGCGGAGCGCCTTCATCCAGCCACTCTTGGCAAACCCAACTTTGGTCAGTCGGCTCCGGATGTATCGATTGATGGTCGCAGCGCGATCGACAAAGTAACCAGTGCGACTACGGAGCACACGGCCGCGGCGATCGCGCAGGTTCTCGTGGAGTTGACGATCGGCTTCAGGAACCACGCCGATGAAATGCTTGAACCCGATACGTCGCAGGAGGGCCTCGACCTGGAAGTATTGGCCCTTGCGCATCAGCTTGTTGATGGCCTCGCCGAACTTGGTCTCCGTGGTTTCGAACTTGAGATTGCGAATCGGCTGAAAGACGCGGCTGATATCCCGCGTGGTGGCGGCGATGCCTTGGCGCCTTTGTGCCGCAGCGCCTTCCTGCATTGGGGCGTTTCCTGTAGGGGCAGTGAGACGGAGGGCATCGGCGCACAGGAAGCCGGCCTGTTCGCGCAGGACATCCTTGAACTCCCGGCCGGTCACCGCAGTGAGCCGACGAAGGTCCCGCGCGAATTTGGCCTGGTCGAACTGGACCTTGATCATTGGCTCGGGTCCGCGAGCTGGAGCAGAACGCGGAAGGATTGGAGATCCTCGGACACGATGACGAACTCCCGGTTGATCGGATCTCCGACGGTAATTCGCCGGCCCACAGCCAGGCTGGCGGCCTGGTAATCCGGCAGATCCACGATCAGGGTTCCCGTCACTTCCGGCAGAATCCCGGCAAGGTTCAGTTCGTTGGCATGACGGCCATCGTAGAGACCTTCGTAAAAGACGCTCGGCGCGCCATCAACGGACCAGGGCAGGGCCAGAACGCCCATGAGGACGGTCGTGCCCATGCCAAGCAGTTGGTGGCCGATTTTCACGTGAGCGGCGTGTAGTTGGTTATTCCGCCGTAGCGGCGCAGGGTGACGTCAAAGCTCACCTTGGTGGTGCCGGTGCGGTTTTTGCCGCATTCCATGACGATGTATTCCTTGCCGGTACTGGGCGCGCCGATGTTGGTGTCATCGGGATCGATGACTTTCATGACATCGCCGATTGCCGGCAGGACGTTGGCGCCCTTGGCGCCGGCGATAGTGAAGTCACTGGGGTAGACCCGTAGCGTCAGTTCCTCCTGGCCACCGTACATGCAGATGTTGGCATACTCGCCGGTGTCGCCACGGGTCTCCTCGACATCCGCAGTCTTGCGGTAGGTCTGCTCTTCAGTGTTGAGCTTCTGAGCTACCCCCGCCTTGGTGTAGTCGGTAGTTGAGATGCCCCAAACTACCGCTACACCGAATTGTTTTTCAGGCATCGGTGTAGCGGGTCAGGGGTTTGTTATGGTCCGGGAATGATCAGAACCATGGCGCAATCCACGCCTTCGGCTGCGCCGAGGACGATGTCGTAACTGGCCCGATCCGCGCGGCCATTCGCATCGCACCAGATATTGAATTCGGCAGTCAGTCCGATTCCGGGAACGGTGAAGGTGCGGCTCTCATACAAACCGCCGCAGACGGCCGGTTTCTGTGGAACGCCCGAAACCAGGGCAATGGCCTGTGGACAGAATCCGATGCCCAGGAGGCCGGCATCCGCACCGGTCCAATACGAATTCTCGCTGATGGAGGCGAACCCGTAGGCGCCGGCACCGCGATCAGTCGGACTCAGCGGGAAGCAGCAGCCGAGGGTAGTGCTGAACATGACACTGGCAAAGAGGACCGGGTCGAGGATGACATGTTTCGGCCCGCACTTGAGCTTGCCATAAACTTCCTTGAGTGCGTTCGGTCCCCAGGTGGCCACCGACGTCGTCACGGGCGCATTAGTCGTGAATGTCGCGACCTTGAGCAAGGCATTGATCTGGTCCCAGATGGCCCGGCCGAAGGCATCGGCATTGATCGCCGCGATCTTCTCGAGGCGCATACAATTATTGAGTTCTGCGCTCGAGATGCTGAAGGGTACGGAGATATGCTTGGGAGTCACCGTGACCGGCACGGCTGTAGTGTCTCCAACCGCAAAGTTTGTGGGATTGATCAGCGCTGTGCTTGCAACAGTCCCAAGCGGAATGACCACCGGGCGCGTTGGGCACATCGGATCCGTGCTGCAATCGTTCCAGAACGGCAAAGGGCCGAGGACCTGGCAGAGTGAGCTTAAGCCTACGTCGCAGCAGACGGAGCAGACGAGGCCGGTGAGTGTATTAGCCATAGGGGTGACTTCTCCGGGTTCTTGACGTGGAAGGGGATCGCCCGTCGCGGTCTGTGCCGGGACGGATTTTCCAGTGGTTTTGATGTTGTTAGCCACGGATAAGTTGGGTCCTTAGTTGGTCCCAGTTATCACGACGCAGTTGCATGCGCTTCTTGAGATCCATTTCGCCGTCGACCTGGTCGCGAATGGATTTCACGCCGATGTCGTTGCGGACTTTGAGCGGCTCGGTACCGGTGGCCACGGGCGCGGGAACCGGAATTCCCGCGAGGGTCTCAAGGAAGGCGGTCTCGTTCTCCTCGTAGGCGCGAATCATCAGCTCGCGCATTCCCGGGGCGATGCGTCCGTCCTTGATGGCGGCATCGACGGTAGAGGCCGCACGGGCCTTGAGTGAGGCGGCGTCGCGGGTGCGGGTGAGTTCGAGTTGTGCTTCGAGTGAAGCGAGTTTGCCTTTAAGTTCGTCGCGTTCCTTGACGATCGCGGCGAGGTCATCCTTGCCCGAGACTGCGGTCTGAAGCGCCTTGCCGGCAGCTCCTCCGCATCCACAGGCGGTTATGTCTGATTCAGCTTTGGTCATAGTGTTGTGCATGGTTTCCGTGCCGCCTGTGGAGACGGCAGGCTTCAGGTTCCTCCGAAGTCGTTTGGGAACGTGCTTGTAACGGTGCCGGCCTATGTCCTGGCTCGTGGCCTGGGCAGGGCTGTTGGTGAGTTTGTCTACGAAACCGGCCTGCAGTGCTTCATCGCCGTTGAACCAGGTCTCCGCATCCATCCAATCGATCACCTGGTCACGGGTGGCGCCGGTTTCCTTGATGTAGATATCGGCGAGCTGATCGCGAGTGCGGTCGAGGTCGTCGGCCATCTTGCGCATGTCACTGGCCTCGCCCATGACTAGAGCCGATGGGTTATGGATCATCAGCGTCGCGGTGTGCGGCATCACCACGGGATCGCCGGCGAGAGCGACGATGGAAGCGGCAGAGGCGGCTATGCCATCGATGACAGTCGTGACGGAGGAGAGTTCGCTCAGGAAATTGTAAAGGGTGAAGCCGGCCCAGACATCGCCGCCGCCGGAATTGATCCGGATCGTGATCTTCTTTTCTTTATCGGGAAGGAGGGCGGCGACTATCTCATCCGCGCAGATCCCGCCGAACATCGAGCAACCGCTGGAGTAGATGTCATCGTAAATAAGAACTTCGATGGAACCGTCGGCCTGGGCGTGGATCTGGAAGCCGGAGTTCATCGGGTGGGCGCAGGCATTTCATCCGTTTCGGACGGCATCATTTCCGGCGGAGGTGGCGGCGCAGCAACGGCAGGTGGTGGAACTCCAAATTGCTTGGCCTTAGCCAGCATCGATGCCTGTTCCACAAACCATTGAGTGGTCTCTATTTCCCAGTCGCGCCCGACCTCGGCCCAGATCTGTTGGCGGGTGCGAACACCGGCATTGAGTTCCGCAAGCATCGCCGAGCTTTGCCGGCCGATATCGACGTTGATGGCGCGCGGTGCCTTGGTGTTGACGTTGCGCCAGTCGGCCGGCGGATCAGAGAGGGCCAGCTCGTTCAGCGTCCCAAAGCTGATGACGTATTCCCAGACGCGCCGGAACTGGTAGGCCAGGCAGCTGGAACGAATCCCAAACCAGGACGCCTGCATGTCCAGGACGCTGCGCTCGACGGTACCCTGGATGGATTCAGGGTAGACAAGCTGGCGGGCGATGCCGAAGCCGGCGCATACCTTCTGCTCGAGGACGATCCAGCAGTTGCGGGTGGCGTCGCTGGGGCGTTCGGTCTTGAACTGCTGGATCGTGTCGCCGGTCTGAAGGACCAGCGTGCGCCCACCGATGGTGTTCTCGTAGTAGCAGGCTTTTTGCGCCGGATCCGCGCTGGCCGGCATGGCGCCGCCGCTGGCCTGGAGATCGCCGATCTCAAGCTGGCCGGCGGCATTGGTGATGACGTTACTGACCTCGGCGGCATCCCGCGCGGCCTTCATCTCGAGCATCTGGAGATCGTCCAAGTCGTGAAGGTCGTTCATCACGGGGTAGAGGAGCGGCAGTCCTCTGTATTGCCCCGCACGGGAAGGCTCGAAGATGTGAACGACGTTGATCGCTTCTACAAATCGAAAGGTGACGGGTGAAGGCGTAGCGGCGCCGCTGCTGCTGAACCCCATCGGAAGGTCGGTGTTCCCGGAGAAGTCGTCCTCCATGAACCAGTAACCGATGGGCCGGCCGATCTCGTTGATGGCGATCCCATCGATGATGGTCTTGCCTTCCTCGGCGACGCGGTCGGGTGGTGTCTTGCAGCGATGGGCCTCGATGAGCTGGAGCCGCGGGCGGCCACCTGTGCCCCTGGTCAGAAGAATGAAGATCTCGCCATCGATGACGAAGGAACGGGCGACCAGGCCCTGCAGAACATCGAAGTGTTGCCGGCTCAGGAGGTCCGCGAACGGTTTCCAGGCAGCCCAGTAATTGGTGGCCGCGGTGTTCCAGGCGGCGTCGCTGGAGTTGGGGAAGAACTGGATACCCTGACCGACAACGTAGGTTTCAAAGAGATCGACAAGACGGTTGACGAGCGCGCTGTTGCGTTCGAAGTAGCGGGCTTTCTTCTGGAGGATTTCACGGGTGGAAGGCGGCTGGTCATAGCGCGCGTCGCGGAGCTGGGCGTTGAGCCGGGATCGGTAGGGCTGGGCGACAGCACCCTCGTAGCGGGCCTGGATATCGCCACGCCGGAATCGCTGGGCGATAGCGCCGGCGACGCGCTGGGTGCCGCGGATGGTAGCCGTGATGGCGCTGCGGACATCCTTAATCGCCTTGTCGGCGACGGCGCGGGCGTTGTCGAGGAAGCTGGCCATGGCTCAACAGCCGCAACCGCAACCGCGCAGGCCCCAGTAGCCCTTGACGAAGCTCTTGATGCCCCGGGTCTGGTTCAACATGCAGGCCGCCCATTGCTTCTTGTCCTCGATGTATTGGGCGCAGGCGTCGCAATGAGTGGCCGCCATGGCGACATACTCGGCCTGGGAACCGGGATTGATGGGCTGATCGTCCGGGCCGAAGAAACTGACGGAGTGTCCACCGCTCGAGGTGCTGGAGATCATCCCGCCGCCGGCACCGCCACCGCTGCCGTTCAGACTGGCACAGGCCTGTTCCTCGAGGTGTTGGCAGACAGGAATGCCGGCAGCAGTGGCCTCGTCAAACCAGCACCAGAGTTTGACAAGTTTTTGGGCGTCAGTGAGAGCGCCGGCCATCCGGCTGAGAGAATGGCCGTAGCGATACTGAAGAAGTTAAGGGGCCGCCTGAATGCGAAAGCTAGCGAAGAGAAGCGCTGAGAAGCCTTACCAGACCTTGCCTGACATGAACTCACCCGGCCTAACAGCACCGCGCCAGAACTGACCTTACCCCGCATCACCCGACCCGACCAAACCATGCCTCTCCCGGCCACAGCCGAACCTGCCACGCCGCACCGAGCCACAACGTACCCGCCCGTACCCGCCCTAACCCGACCACAACCCACCTTGCCTGACCGAACCAGACCCTAGCATATCAAACCGGACCACACCCCACCTTGCCGCCCCCTGCCGCACCCATTACCACCCCACCCAACCCGACCACGGCGCAACCCACACGACCACGCCAAAACAGGCCCCAATCGCACGAGAGAAATCTATAAGAGAGCCTCACCAGACCCCGCCACACACAAACCGACCCGACCAAACCATGCCCACACTAAGCCCCAAACCAACCTACCTAGCCGTGCCTTACCTAACCTCGACTTAGCGAACCAGAACCCGCCGGACACGACCCGATCCCACCCGACCACACAACGCCAGACCGTGCCTTAACGTGCCAGAACCGAGCACACCTCAACCGACCATGCCAAACCCGTCCACACCTGAAATCATTCCTTCCACGAAGTAACAACAAAGCACCCAAACGGTCCGCGCTTCTGAGGTCGGAAATCTCCTAGGCCGGAACTTTCGCCGGCCTCATCCATTAGCCGATGAATGAAATCCACAGGCAGCAGTTTTTCATTGATGCGCAGAGGAAAAGAGGCCGACCAACAATCAAATCTTGGGCGGTGACGCATGATCCTCCCCTTGGTGGCGGGAATCGTGACTGGACGGGAATCGACTTCGAAATCAGTCACTGGCGTTTTGCCGTCACCATTGGTCAGGAGGATGGTATCGGTTGTCACTCCCACAGCCGCCGGCACTACGAAGCGCGCACTGCGTCGCGATCCTTTGAGTTTGTGATTCGAGCTGACCTCGATCAGCGAGCCCATGATCCAGGTGCTTGGGAAATAGTATTTCCCCTCCTTGTTTCGGTAACACACCTTGTCGGCCTCTTCGCGGGGCGTCCCGCGTGTGACGAGAGTTGCGCGTGTGGCGCCTGGTTGTTCAGAATCTTCGCTGAAGCGATGCTGCAACAGCGGCGTTGTGCCCTTAATAGTGACTTCTACGGTTTTCATTTTGTTGTTTGTTTCCGCTGAGTCGCGCCATTGCGCCGACGCGGATGAGGATGCCGACGAAGCCACTCCATGCATTGCGACACAGAATAACGTCCGGCCACATTTGGCATACCTCGCCGAACGGCGGCGCGGATATAACTGATGTGACGACCCAGGATTCGGGCTAACTGCGCTGCGCTTATGAGTGGCTCTTCGGCCATCGCCCGCAGTGTCGCGAGATATCCTAAGAATTCACCAGAAGGCGCACGATAGCGTTTGTGCGCAAATGGACGCCCGCAGATGCGCAGACTTTAACGACCGCGCGGGCGTGGATGCTTGGAAAGCCAGCGGGTACTGGACTGATAATCATATCTACCCGCCACGTTGGGCAGCCCTTTCTTTGCGGCAGCCCAGATGTAGGTAGGGTGGCGGGCCAGCTTCTTGGCCAGTTCCTTGGCACTCAAGAGGGGATCATCTTTGCTCATCCATGATCGGAAGTTTAGCGATTAAGTCATGATTGCGCGCCCATGGCAAGCGGTTGTGCGCCATGGCCCAGGCCACTTCCATGATCTCGCAGTCGAGAATGTGGTCCGGCCATTTCGAGGATCGCAACACCCACCGTTGTTCAACCCGACCGGTGCGGCCCGACGCAAACGCCTTGAGAATCTTCGCGTCGATCTGGCGGCGATACTCATCCTCGGTAACCAGGACGGCGCCCGGGGTAGGATTGCCAGCCGGGAAACCGATTAGTTCCCACTGGAGGCCGCCAGCGGCATCCGGGCCGCGGCGGAACCGGTTCAGGATGTCCAGGAAGTAGTCGGCGGCGAATTCCAGGAGCGGAAGGTGCAGCCGGGTATTGGGCGGCAGGGCGGCTGAGCCGTAGAAGTAGGGCTGACTGCGGCCGGTGGCGCGGTGGACCCAGTGCATCTGGCGTTCGCGTCCCTTGGCAGGGATCCAGCCAATGGCCTGCGGCAGACGGCCCATGACCGGGCGCGGCGTCGTCCAGCGCAGACACTGCTGGTAGACCTCGGCTGTGCGGTGGCCGGAATCGATCAGGACGTGGTGATTCTGCACCGCGTGGTTCTCCTGCAGGCGCCGGATGGTCTCCCAATCATCCGCATGAGCCGCGCAGACCAGCCGGGAGTGGCCGCCCTTCGTCCAGGCCCGGATGATAACCCAGAAGTAAGGGCTGACGGCCTGCACATCGACCGTCATCAAGGGCACCGACTCCGGCAGAGGCGGCGCATCGGGTGGGGAGACGAGTTCGAGGCGTTCGCCGCGGCTTTCCTGGTTCTCCCATGGCTCGGCGAGTTCGCCGTTGATGAAGTCCTGGATGCCGAGGGTGGAATTCTTCTGGCGCAGGAACTTGATTGCCAGCGCGCCAAAGCTTGTCTGGGGCGTCGGGGCGTAAAGTGAGGAGAGATGATAGGAACGGACGCCAAAACCGTTCCCAGCGGCAAGTGTGGGCCGCCAATGGCCATTCCTGATGAGCCTCGTCTTCTGTTCGTCCCGGATCTGGCCGCCGCAGTGCGGACACAGGGCGTGAGCCGAAGCGCGGACCCGGTCCAGGTCCCAGGTGCGATCCGGCCGGCGGGCTTCCTTGTCCCAGCAGATGTAGGCCTCGGCGCCGGTACGGGCGAAGACCGTGAAGTCGGCCGACCAGGCCAGCACCACTTCCTTCGCGCAATGGGGGCAGGGAATGAAGAACCGGCGTTGATCGCCACGAAGCCAGCTTTGCCAGATCAACCCGTCGGTCAGGGTAGGGGTGCTGGTGCGGATCCGCTTCGGCAAGGGGAAGCTTTTGGTGCGTTGTTCGGCCAGGGAGACGGCGTCGGCCTCCGTCTTCTGTTCCATGGGGAACTTGTCCGTCTCATCGCAGATGACGACGCGCGCCGGACGGGCCGCCAGGTTGGCCGGACTGTTCGAACCGACGAAATTGAGGACGCTGGGGCCGAATTCCTGGTGCAGTTTCTTGAAGCTGTGCCGCTTTTTGCCGCCAGGGATGAGGACATTCAGGGCCGGCGATGCCCTGGCGATGGGTATCCAGCGGGTTTCGGACAGGTTGCGCGCCAGTTGCTCGCTTGGCATCACCCAGAGGACGCCCGTGGGCTCGTTAACGATGATCCAGCCTAACCCGGACATCAAAAGCTGGGTTTTGCCAAGCTGGGAACCGAAACACAGGGCCAGATCAGTCACGTAAGGATCGGAAAAGGTGTCGAGCGGCTCGCGAAGGTATTCCCGGGCGGCCAAACTGAAGACGCCAGGGCTCTGGGTCTGCGGTGGGGGCAGGACAAGGTGCTCTTCGCACCAGGTAGAGACGGGCAGCTTGGGAACTTCAGCTCCGTAGGAGCGGATCAGCTGGCAGAGCTGCTGTAGCTGGGCTGGGTTCATATTCCCGCAGGAGCCGCAGGAGGCCGTCGCGGGCTATTTCGAGTTGTTCGCGGGCCAACTGTGGATCGCCAGGGTTGCATCTGGCAGCGTAGGCCGCCGGTAGAGCGATAATGCTCTGGCGAAACGGTTGGAAGGCAGCGCGCACCATCGCTATGGCTTGCTCCTCTTCGAATAACTCGCCTTGTTTGATGCGTTTCTCCAGTTCCAGGAGATCAGCGCGCGCGCGGGCCTCCCGTGTGCGTTCATGTTGAAGGTCGCCGGCAATGGCCGTGAAGATCTGGCGGGTGGTATAAGTTCGTTTTGGTCGCACCTCCACTCCGAGGACGCGCAAACCGCGGGTCAGGGTGTCGATGTTCGTTCCCCACTCGGTGGCGGCTTGTCGTAAACTCCAGCGCATCAACCCCTAAGGATTGCAAAATGCCTTTTCACGCAAAACTGACGCCCCGCTTCCTGCCCA